AAACAACGGTTAATTTCGATTTTGGCAAACTTGCTGATAATCTGGATAATCTATTAGAGAATTATGCCCATAGAGTCTCAGTATCTTCGGCAGATAGGGCTAAGGAAGCTATTGATAGTGGCAAATTTGAACCATTAGCTGAATCCACAAGAGAGATTAGGGAAAAGGGGACAAAGGACCGTCCTAAAACAAGTTCTATGAAGCCCTTGGTTCATACAGGTGCGTTCCGAGATAGTATCAAAGGGACAAAGGATGGTGTTGAAATGTTAGCGTATGGTGCAAAGCACATCAAAGCACATAAGACCCTATCTACTTCAATGATACCCAATGCCAGTGTCCCTGCGAGAAACTTTTTATCCGTTGCTATGAAACTTGCCAGTAAAGATGCTTCTAAACTGACGACAAACCTAATTAAGGCAATGCGTAAGGCAATGCACTTATCAACCCCAATTAAATCGAGTTAATAATGCCAGAACAGGAGACACTAGATGCTAAAGACACTGAAATACTTTTACTTGCGGCTTTCGTACTTTCTTACGATGTTCAAATCTTCGCAGACAGACTTAGACAAGAGATTGAACGACTTACAAGAAATGGTGTTAGCGAACAATCAATTATTGGGATTCTTGATACAGACCTCAAGTCCAGGGGGCGAATCTTTGGAGAATTATCCAATTCAATTAAGCGAGGAGTTGTTGGAGGAATTAATCAAGCATTCCGCAGAGCTGGAGATGTGGGGAACAAGCTAAAATGGGTAGCCATCTCAAAGAATATATGTGATGACTGTTCAGGTAGAGCAGGAGCATTAGATACATGGGATGGTTGGGGTGGAAGAGGTATGCCAGGTTCAGGTTGGAGTGTATGTAAAGAATACTGCTACTGCCAATTAATCCCTGAAGAAATAGAGATTGAGGATAACTTAACAATATGAGATTTAAAACTATAACATGGGCTTGTATAAAGTGTAAGTGGAAGTGGGATATTGTAACCCTAATGGATGGCACTAAACTCAAAGAACAATGCCCCAAATGTCAATCAAGTGAAACAAAACAAGTAATCACCGCACCACCTGTTGTATTTAAAGGCACAGGCTTTCACGACACAGACTATGATTGAGCTTCTAACTCTTCAATCTTCTTAATCCATGCTCTACGTTTTCTCAAGGACTGTCTGCCTTGTTTTCCTATTTTTAAACCTACCTTAGTCGCTCTATCCCTTAAACTTCTTGCATCTCTCCTTACTTGGAGTTGGTGTTGTTTCTTGGTTAGTTCTCTTTGTTCTTGTGCAGCAGTCTTATGAACAACACTCTCCATGACAGGTGCTACAACTTCTTCAAACTCGGCATCTTCAGCTTCTATCTCTTTTATATCCGAAACATCAGCCTTCAAGAACTTCTCAAATGGGCTTTGATGACTTGCCACTTCAACACGTTTAATTAGCTTACCACTATGCTCCAATACAAGTCTCCCAGCTTGGACATTACCTGACTCAGCTTCTCTCACCATAGCCGTTAATACACTTGGCAGTCTTGACCCAAATGTAATCATGTATTTCTGGTAATAAACATCAACAAACTCTGGATCACGCATCCATCTATAAATAGTCTGACCCGTTACACCAGACTTCGCACCAACATCGTCATACGACAACTCAGGTTCTTTAATCAACAGCTCTATAGCCGTCATCTTTGTATCTTTCCATTTAGCAGGTAAGGATAACATACATACTCCAATTATTAGCGGACTTTAAGCATAATAAGACTTTAATACAAGATACTTTTTTCTAAAAGACTTTCGGGGACTTTGTTTTATTTTCTTTTTTTTAAAATTAGGGGGGACGTTACTATGGCTCATTTTGTGAGTAATGTGGGTACACCCACCCCACATGAAACCCATACCCCCCACCCCCTACCTTGCAAGTGAATCACATTAAATTAATCTTTTTGTGCTGTGGTAATGGGTGGTTGTATAGGATGCATAGATAAAGTCTATTCCATAGTCTTAACAACCACAAAAATACTCTCTTTCTTTCTTGTCTCTTATAGTGTAGTTATTGAATTAATGCCCGTTGGATTCAAGCGGAACACTTACTTGAATCGATACATTTTATTGTATTAATATTAATTTAAAATAAATCAAATAACCTATTGACAAAGGTAAAAACCTACCTAAATTCTATCGTATCAAATGACAAACAAACAACAAGAAAGGGAAACAAAATGAAAACTAAAAGAAAAGCGAAGTGGGAAAAAGCCTTAACTCTTACTGAAATAAAGCATCTGCGAGAAAACACGGATGGTACTCTGAAAAGCGTAAAAGAGAATTTCAGAAAGCAACAATTAATGAGAGAACGGAGCGAGTTTTCTGAGCCTTGCTGGGATTGTAAAATAATCGAAAGAAAATTGTCAGGGGGTGAGTGAAATGAGTAAATCAATGATCCAAATAAAAGCTGAAATAAATATGTTTTCTTTTAGTGTAGACAATCGCCCTTACTATTGGGAGTGTAAGGTATGCGGAAACAAATTTAAAACAGAACGTGGCACATATAGTCACATTGATCGAAAAGATCACACAAAACCCGTCACGAAGGAAATGGATAGAATCATTGCTGAAGGGGGTGAGTGACATGAAACAAACTAAAGAACACTTTAAAAAAGAGTTTGAGAGTCTTAATGGTTACTATCTTGACATTAATAATGAAGTTTACTATTTCAATTTAGAAGCTGATACAATGCAAATAGGTGTCGTAACCAATGCTGGCTTCTGTCCTACGTGTGAAATTGAAATAGATTATGATTTCAGCTTTGACGAGAATTTACTTGACCTCATAGAATCCTTTAAAGAAAGTGAATTAATATGAGTTATTCAATTAAATTAAAGATTCTAACTTACATAAGGATTTTAATACCTTTTATCTTTTTAATTAATCTAATAATAACAGAGGCGAAATGATGCACGTATCTAACATGGTAAACAATAATGGCAATACAGTACCTAACCAATTTGAAATAACTAACAACGGAAGAACTTACTTTCAAAGCTATAAATCGATTATAGCTTGTAAAAATTTCAGCGGTAAAATTGAATTAGATTCATACTACTGGAATTATTCAAGGACAACCTCTAAATATCGAAACATCTTTTTAGGCGAAACTACCAAAGAGACGCAAAAAAAGATTAATTCGGGAGAGTATTTACTCACAGACTTGAACGGGGGTAATTAATGATAGTAACACTATTTGAAATTACTTTAATGTTTGGCGGATTTGTATTTTTTGCCGAAATAGGAAAATTAATCTTTAACTCAAAAAAGGATAAATAAAAATGGAAAAATACTATGAATTTAGCTTCGAAGTTACTCATGATTATGGGAAATTTTTCAAAAGAGTAGTTTCATGGAAAAAATCAAATGCTATTGAAATGATTATGAAAATGGAAAATTGCCCTAAACGGTCCATTGAATATATCAATAAAAAACACATAACACTCTAAAATAAGGGGAAAAAATGAATATTGAAATATTAAGGAACCAAACAAGCTGGGATTTAAAACAAATGATAAAAGCGTTATCCCTTCCAATTTCCAGTTTTTTAAATACAGAAGAAGACAATATAAGGCTAAAAAACGCTAAAAAGGTATTAAGGGAGCGTAAAAGCAAATAACAAAATAAAGTATCCGAAAAAGCCGTATTAATTTACGGCTTTTTTGGTATTTGGACACGAGTAAAATAATTAAACACGGGTAAATTTAGCCCAAATAGAGAGTTTAACCCTTGAAGCATAGATAGTATAGATTTCAGATAAAGCCTCGATATGAGCGAAATTAGACCCGTTAAAAAGGCTTCATAGTCGATAGTTTGACCAATGAATAAAATACTCTATTGAGACTGAATCTCAATAAGGATTTGAAAATATGCCATCATATTATATTTGGGCTGTTATATTTTGACTGTTATATTTTGGGTTATATATTTGGGTTTATATTTTGAATATTATATTTCCCGTATTATATTTTGAATAATATATTTTGAAAATAATTAATAAAACCTATTGACTTTGAAAAATAATGCTTATATTCACCATGTCAATAATGACAAAAAACAAAGGAAAATAAAATGAAAACAATAAATGTATATGAGTTTAATGAACTAAATGATGCAGCAAAAGAACATGCTTTGTCTAAATACCAAAGTAGTAATGACTATCCATGGAATGATGAAAATAGCGACGTATTAAATGCTTTTGAAAAGATATTTCCTATTAAAGTTACTGATTATGAATATGGTTATCGGAATGATATTTCCTTTGAGTTTACCGGTCATGGTGAAATAGAAGGAATGGCAGGTATTAGATTAATGAAATATATCTATAATAATTTCTATAATGAATTTACACAAGGAAAGTATTATTCTACACAAGGTTACTATGATGAAAATAAGAAATATCATTATAAATTTAAACATAGTAAAATACAAAGAAATAATCATCTTACTGGTTATTATATTGAAGAGGATATATTAAAACCTATAATAGATTTTTTAAAAGAACCAAATGATAATATAGATTTTAATGATCTAATGAATAGTTGTTTATATGCCTGGATACATGCCTGTGATAATGATTATCAAAATACATTAACTATGGAATACTATGAAGAACATGCTATGGCAAATGAATATGAATTTAATGAAGATGGTAGTATGTGCTAAAATTGTAAAAACCTATGAACAGAAAAGGAAAACAACTAACAAATAACAAAGGAAAATAAAATGAAAGCTAAAGACGTAATAAAACACATACAAGATTATCATCCAGACGATGAAATTATAATCTTATGGTGGGATTCTGACACAGTAGCCGATCAAGTGGTCTCAAACGAAGAATGGAATAAAGTGGTAAATAATCTTGATGGATATTCATTTGACGATATTGGCTATGAAATGTGGAATTTGATTGAAAATGAATTAACGGAGATAAGAAAATGAAACTATCAACACCAAAAACAAAAGAACAAGCAAGAGAACAAGCAATAAATACGCAAAGTATAATAAGTAATAATAATTTTAGCTTAGGCGAATTATTAATTATATCTGAGCACTTTTTATATTTTGGTAAAAAGTTTGGATTGATTGATGAATTTAAAGAAAATGGAATTGTATAATAACAAACAAAAAGGAAAATAAAATGAACACAATTAAATCATATAATGAACAGATACGGGATTTAGATGCTAAAGTCAAAGCTACGTCAGAGAAAGAGAAACGAGCAACCTATGTTCGTGCATTTGGCGAAGAATACGATGCACCAGACAGAGGGCAACATCCATTGCCCTTGGATTTAGCTTATAAAGTGGCTTTACATTCACTTGCAAAAAGGGAGTTATAACATGATAGATTATATTTTAAACCCATTCGTATTAATAAATTCAATGTGGATGATCACATTTATAATAATAGCATTAATTGTATCAAAAAGGGAGAAATAACATGAGTAATAAAATCGCGGTAGAACAGATAGACTATTATTCTGACGAACATTATAATAAACTAAATGATATAGAATTGGATAAACTATCAGAGAGATTGAATCAAATTGAAACTGAACAAAAAATAGCTTGGGGATTGCATCGTGTAAGCGGTGGCTTTGTTAGGGCTGAGTTTGATTTTGTACACGCAGATAAGATTTATATTACTATTACCGATGGTGTTCAGTCAGATTGTGAAAACAGGACAAGTACTACACATTGCTCATTGTGGCGAGATACTTTAGAATTTACTAATTAATCATACAGGAGAAATAAACATGGAAATCATCTACTATAAAGTATTATCAATCTGCCTGTTACTCACACTTGGAATCGGTGTAGTTATCATTGTCTCTATGTATTTGGATCGCAAGGTTATGGATGATAAGTTAGGCTATTATATCGATGAGGCGTTAAGACTGAACAGGTTGAACAGAAAATGAAGAAATCAAAGAAAGCATTGAAATATTGTGCCAATTATAATTGCGGCAAGTGTTTGGGGGTTATAATTACCCGAAAATTAAATCAGTTTATCGATTTGGATTT